GTTGCACCAGTCGGACCAGTTGGACCAAGAGACCCCTGTGGGCCGGTGGGGCCAATGGGACCACTAGCGCCCTGAATGCCCGGCGTGTATACGGTTACTTGGCTTGGTGATTCTTCGTTGACAACAACCGTATTGACCACTTCCGAAACGGTTACGTCATTCGGAGCAGCAACTACTACTTCAACAGATACCGCCTGTTCCCCGGTCATCTTGTGACCTCGGGATCAAGAACAAATCGACCCTTCAATACTCGGGATACTTCACCTCCCGCCGAAATGATCTCAAGGTCGTAATGCCCGTCCTTGTCGATCCCGGCGGTAGTTGCTGCGCTGAGCGACAGCGTGATCGTGCCTGCGGCGCCGCCAAGGGTGATGCGACCATTCTGCGTGGTCAGTTCAACAAGCACTTCGTCCGAGTCAATCTCTGGACGAACCTGCATTCGGGCGGTGTATCCAGTTAGATTCAACAGATCGCCTGCACCGTCTTTGACCGTGAAGACGCGCTCGAACGTAGCGCCTTGATCGCAAGTGATCTTGTAGGTACCAGCAATCATTACGCCTCCTAGCGAACCCATTCTAGAAGACCCAATACCGGGGGAAAGTAAGCAGCCGCGGCCGATGACCGCGACTGCTCACTTCCTAGGTAGCGGATCTAGGAGTTCAGGCGTCTTCTGCTGGCGCCTCGGCTGCGGCCTTAGGGCCAACAAAAGAAGCGGTTGACTTATCGGCACCAACCTTGGTTGACAGCCACGCGAGACCTAGACCCACCAAAGCCATCGCTGGAACCGTGACCTCTGCCGGAACTTCAAACTTCATCGCAAGCCAAGTAAGCAGCCCGATTACAAGGCCCTTGACGGCCTGATCAATGCCTTGCTGGCCAGTAGTAGTGCTTCCCATTGGAGTTACTCCTCGTCTTCGGAATCTAGGAACATGATGTCTTCTGCTCCGTGCATCATGTCCATTGCAGATTGTAACATCCCAGTACCAAGCCAAGGCGTGAGCGAATCTGAAGTAACGATTGACAACTCAGACCCGTTTCCAGATAAAACTTCGCAAATCAGGATGTAGTTGCTGATGACCCTTCCGGGCATGGCGCCTCTAATGATTTCTTCAAATGCTTCTTGGTCATCATTTGACATCCCGTTCTCCTTCTAGGTTTGCAAGGCGGCGCTGGAGGTCAAGAAGTAGCGAGGCCATCTCATCATTGCGGCGCTCACACTCTTCTTGCTCTTTACGAAGTGTCTCAATGACCTGATTCAGGCGGCCCACTTCATCTCGCAGGTTGTCAACCATGTCTGAATACCCGTCCAGAATAACTTTGGTGTGCTCGTCGTCTACTCGAACTCGATCAATCTCTCTGGTTGCAGAAGCACTGATTGATTGATTTTTCTGTGCGTATCTAGCGGCAAGCCAAGAAAGAACGCCGGTAATGATTGTTGCCGCTGCGATAAAAAGATTGTCAAACCAGTTTCTCATCTCTTGACACCCTTGCATCCAATCATGATGAAAAATCCGGAGTGAATAGCAGCAAGACAGAAAGCAAAGAAAACGGCAACCGCATCGTGCCCTGTAATCCACAGAGCGGCAGCGCTCCCTGCCCACATGGTCGCAGCAGCCAAGAAGCAATAAGCAAGCAGGTTGGCATTTTTAGTAAGTAGGGAGTATGCGCTGGTGACCGAAATCAGAACTGCGTAAACAGTCAGGCCCACATCGTCAAGGTCGCACGCGGCAATCGATATGACCCCCCAGAGGAGGGTTTGAATGACCAGAAACCAACCCTGTAGAAAGAGGGCAGTCTGAGCGCGTTTCTCCACAGTGATTTCCACATCACTAGAGTACGCAATACAAGACGTTACTCAACGGTAAGTCAAGTCTTGATGATTAGGTCTTGATGATGTAGTTGACCGTCACACTCTTGGGTCGGACATCAAGAAGTTGGCCAACGGTACCCGTAGGATTCCCGGTATTTCCTGAAATGGAGTGACTGAGTGTCGTGGTCGAGCCAGCCGATTGACCCGTCAAAGAGTGCCCATGGGTAGCGTTTCCGTTATTGGTGTTGTGGGCATTCATGGTTACACCAACAGCACCATTTCCCAGTGCGGCTGGGCTGGAGTAAACACCAGCATCCGAAGGACGACCACCCCAATAAGGGGGAAGCAACTGATAAGGATCATTTCCTCCACCAAAAATAAGGAAGTCTGCCCCAAGATATCGCAGTACCTGAGTGTTTGAAACGCTTCCAGAACCACCCACCGGATTGACACTATGAGCGTGTGTGGCATCTACTGAAACGGCACCACTTCCAGTTCCAGCCAGTGTGTGAACATGGTTGGCATGATCAGCAACCGCAAGAGTTCCGGCTGAGTGAAGGTGATTGGGTAGGTTGTCCGCAGCAATGGTGACCGAGTCAGCGCCAGCGGTTGTGACACCAGCACCGGTCGTTGCTCCACCCCTTGGGAAGCGATCAGAAAGGTCTGGAACATTGAAGTTCTGACCCGGAGTGGCGGAACCGCCGTAACGCCCATTCAGGGCAGTAGCAAGATCTGGATAAGTATTTACTGCGTAGGACGTTCCATCACAAAAAAGCCAGCCAGTGGGAGCACTGGTTCCTCCAAAGGCCATGATGGACCCGGCAGGAATCTGCTGATCAGTGGAGATTTTTGCCTTGGTGATTGCGCCGTCTGCAATGGCCGTGTTTCCAACAACACCAGCCGTAAACACGTTTGAGTTATTGAGCGCGCCGCTGGCCACGGTTCCGGCAGTAACTGAACCGGAGGCCAAAGTATGGCGATGATCAATACGAGCAAACTTGGCGGTCGTTCCGGCGGCAGCAGTTGTTCCGATTTGAACCACTTCACCCACCACGCCCCACTCGGGGAGACCGTGTTTGTGATCGGCACGAGCGGCCAAACTGCTAGAACCAGCAGTGTTGACGTCTCCCGGCACAATCGCAACCGGAGTTGCAAAAGAGTTCACGGGCGACCAAGCGGATCCATCTGAGTAGTAGAGGATCCCCTGATCGGTCGCCAAGTAGAAACCACGCGCGTTTGATGCACCGGCAGCAGGTCGAGCGGCAAAAGTTCCCTGAAGGAAGATGGCGGCACGGTTCTCCAGAGCCGTGTGCGAATCGGTCATCTGGTCTCGCGTGAACTCATCAGTTCCGGCGCTCCAAGTGTAAACACCCAAGCGCGTTGTGGTTGAGACGGTCATTTTCTATCCTCCGGACACCAGTTTACTTGAGGCGTCTATTTCCACTAGGGAGCCAAAACCGTCAACCCAAATCCCGCTGGCATTGACGGATTTACAAACTCTTCGATTGTTCCAAGGTCCCCGGCAGAACTACCCGCTACCGTTACGGCAATACGGAAAGGGTTACCCAAATAATGAGGGGTTACGGTTACCGCTGGATCCTGACCGGGGAAAGCCTGTTGAGCGGCGGCCTTTATTGAGGCAAGCGTTCCACCTCGAAGACCGTAGGCAGCACTTGAAACCTGCCATTTCTCAAAAGCGCTTAGGCCGGTGATTGATGGGTTGAAGTTTTCAATCTCAGACCATTCCAGAGTTGTGCCAGCGTCAATCGTGTCTAACGCCGAAGTCAACTCTGCCCAAGTAACAACTCCATCGGAGTTGAGGTCGGCCCCAGACTCAATGTTGGCCCACGGGGTGAATCCACTGAATGGATTTAGCAATGTTGAACCAAGAATCGCGATCAACCAACGCAAAACTTCCTCCGAGGCGACCGAGGGGTCGGTCAGCGTTGAAGGCTTTGCTACACCTTCAGCATCCTCTGGGGGGATATAACGAAAGTTGGACCAAGCCGTATCAACCTGATTGGCGATGTCCATAAGAACTTCAATAAATCTCAGTAACGGAAGATTTGGATTTTCCTGAACTTCATCAGCATTTCTGATGTATTCCGGCAAACGAATCCAAGTTTCGTTGCTTGCGGTATTGAAACTTACTGACCGAGGAGCGACGATAGCGGGAATCGCAACATAGGCAGTATTCCCGGCACCGATTGATGTGAAATCAACCTTGATTGCGACATTGGTTGATTGGGTTGTAGATACGTCTCCTGAGTTCACTGAAATCAGTGTCCACTCTTCTGGCCGAGTGACAAAGGATTCTGAAACGGAAGTTGATCCGCTTCCGGTTGTTAGAGTGATTTGAATGGAAGTCGTAATGGAAGTTGGGGTCCACACCCAAGCAAAACCCCTCAAAGAAAATCCGGCATAAGAGGCATTCCCCGAAAATGGGACGTGGAGTCCGGATATTTGAGCAGAAGCGTTGGCAGATCCACTTGCTGTCACGGCCAGTGACGCATACCCAGTTCGACTGAAAACCTGATTCGTGGTGCGCGTTAGGGTTGACGAAACCGCAGAAGACCACTGACCGACATCAGTCGGAAAGCGGGAAGAGCCAATCGGAATCAGGTTCTCAATAACACCCATCACGAACTCACAGTGACTGTTGTTGTATTACTCGGAAGGATTCCGAAGTAATCAAAAGCAAGGTCAGTTCCTGACGCGGTTGTCCAGTTGGCAGGACCACTCAATGAAAGTGAAACGACTCGATCAACGCCTTCGACTCGATCGACAAGTGAAATCATCTCGTTGTAGTAGATGATTGGGGACCAGTCCCAGAAGTCAGGGCTTAGGTAGTTGTCAATCGCCGTTTCTACAAGAGTTGCAACCTGAGCAGCGCTATATCCGGGCCTTGGCGTTACCTCAACAGCCACAGTAATATCTGCGACAACGGCATTGTTTACAACGATATCCAAACCAGCAATCGCCCTGTTCGTGATGTCGGCATCAATGGCGGTAAGAGAGGTTGCTGTAAGCGATGCCCCTCCAATACCTGATACATAAACCGTCAAATAGCCGTTTTGGGCCTGTTGTTGTAACTTCTGAGAGATCAGGATTCCGGTTGTTGCGGCACTAGCATTTGACCCAGTTTGATTCCACCTGACAGTCGTAGACGTAACACTTGCTACCGTAAAAATCCCGTCAAAGTTTGCGCTTGAACCACTAATCGTTGAGCCATAAACCTGAATGGGGTCACCGGCGACGATGCCATGTCCAGAGGAAACGGTTGCCGTAACAAGATTGCTTGATCGGCTGATCGCAGAAGGTGCCGTGTAGGCTTTTACCCGTGAATGCGACTTGACTCTGTAGGCCGCTGGATAGTTCGCAAGAATGTATCGCTCAAACTGTGAAGGAAGAACCAACGCTTCCGAAAGGCTGCCAAAAACGGTTGCGCCTCGATTTAGATATTCAGCATCCGTTTCAGCATTGCCGCCCGGCTCCAGATCGGTGCTCAGGGCGATTGAGTCGATATAGGACACTGCTGTAAGCAACTGCAACTCGGTGCCGGACGCTAGAGACGGATACGTCTGCAAAGCGATACCTTCAATATCCACCGAAAGTGTCGTCTGTCCTGAAGCAACCGAAGAGGTTTCGGTGGTTTGAAAGATGTAGAGGATTGGGTCATTTCCGCTGGTATCGAGATATCCAAAGCGAGTTCCCGCAGCAATGGTGTAACCGGTGTCGTCAACAAAAGTGACGGTAGCCGTTCCAGTTGGCTGAGTGCCGGAGTTTCGAGTAACCCCAAAAAGCGCAAGTAAGCCTTCAACCGCACCAGCAGGCAGTCGATTGATTGCCCCAATCAGTTGACCGGTCATGTCTGCGGCGGCCTGCAAGATTGCGTCTTCAACGCTGCCCGCTACCGGGGTCCACTCGGGAAGAGCGATTTGAGCATATTCAACCGCAGAATCGTAAATGTCTGCCGGTTGGAGGTCGAAGACAGTTAGGTCAACGTAGTTGCTTACGTCAGGCGATGGCATTGGTGTTTCCTTCCGAAAGAATCTCGAACTTGACATCAACAACTAGTCGACCGTCGGCCAAAAACGTCTGAAGCACCTCAGTGATTAGAACGTCTGGGAAGTTGCTGGCGCATGTGTAAATCAAGCCCGCTGAATCGAAGTTGGAAAACACAGGCTCGCTGATTCCGTACTGGGGACGGAGGATCAGTTCCCCAATATTTGTTGACACGACTGACGCCACTTTTTGCGCGTAATAGGCTTCGTCGGCGGTGTCTAGCGTGACCGCTTGTCCCTTTTTGAATCTAAATGGAAAAGCCAAGGCTTGCATGCTTACATTCTTTCACGCTCAGACCAAACCTCCATGTAGGGAGGGCGTCAAGTGTTATTGGTACCGGATCACGAAATAGATCTGAACAACATCTACAGCATGGGTGTGGTTTGCCGACTGGTCGCCAGCGTTTGAAGTGATGGTATGAGAATGACTGGTCAACTGATCGCCAGTATCGCCACTTATCAAGTGGATGTGATCTTCGTTGTCATTACCGGTGGTTTTACCCTGAAGGTTTCCTCCGTTGTAGTAAACGGAAAAACCGTGAGTATGATACTGACCACGCCCGCTGCTATTGAAGTTGTTATTGTGCTTGTGGCTTGCCGACTGATTACCCGCATTTGAGGTAATGGTGTGAGAGTGGTTAGCCGACTGATTGCCAGAAGAGAGTGTCGTTGGCACAGTTGGAGTTGCCCCCGCAGCAAGACCACTAGCCAACCGGGAAGAAAAAGACGGAAGTAGAAAGTTGCTCGAAAGGGTCGTTCCGTATCGAGTGCCAATCGCCGCATACAAAGCAGAGTAAAGAGTTCTGTCAAGTGGCGATCCGTCGCATAGACAATATCCGGTAGGTAGAGAGGTGTAGAAGGGCGCTGTTCCCCCACTTGCCGCACCAGCCCAAATCGCGATAGTTCCAATCGGAGGCGCATAGTAAGATCCGTGCTGCCCATCCAAGAGATCGGCATTTAGGTTGCTTACCAGCGTGGTTGAAGAAATGGTTAGTGGCGCAGTTCCAGTGGTTTGAGTCAGGGTCAATCGAGTGGCTTGTGCAACTCCACTTGAAGTGAGGGTTCCCACCTGTGCGGTGCCTGAGGTGCTGATGCTTCCACCAGAAACTACTCCGCTGGCGCTAATGCTTGCTCCAGACACAGGACCACTAGCGGTGACACTTGCTCCAGATACGGTGCCGGTTGCCGTTACGTCGTACGCGCTCACAGTAGTTGTAGCGGTAATCGATGTGGAAGCCTTGATCGCCCCAACAACATCAAGTGCAACTGTGGGAGTTCCCGTGTTTACGCCAACACGGTTGTTTGTCGCATCAATGTACAAAGTGTTGTTATCCACCAGCAGGGTGTCAATGTTCAGACCTGTCCAACTAGACCCGTTCCAGATCAGGGTTTTTGTTGTATCGGTTTCATAAATCTGGGTTCCGACCGGCGGGTCAGTAGGGCGAGTCGTGGACGTACATGTGATTGAAGCCGTGTACAGAGGCGAGTTTGAGTTTTTGAGCGAACCTAGAATGACAAGGTCGTCCTGACGGTCTTCCACAAACATGCAGGCAACTCGATCACCAACGATTGGCAAAATCGTGGTTGCCACGGACAGTGGTCCGAACTGAAAACCATTGGCAATACGGGGAATCATTACCCAAACACGTTGAAGTCCGGTGTCAACGCGCGTAACGATTCCGGCATAGATGCCGTTCGGTCGAAACGCTACTGATGCTGTCTTGTCAGGACTTGTGTAGTTGTTAGCCATTGGATGACCTCTCCTCTGGCTTTTGGGCTGTCCGACAAGAAACCGACACAGGATCAGGCGAGTTCACTTCGTAGGCGACTTCCGTGATCAGATACCTGCCATTGAAGCCGTTCACAAAGTTTAGATTGACCGTCATACCGGCACGCAGATTTACAGCGTTTTCTCGCAAAATCAGGGCTCGAAACTCTGCCTGATATGGGTCATCATCTGACTTTGTGCAGTTTGGAAACTGTGTGAGTGGGAAGTTGGGATTGCCAAATATGCCCGGAGGAGTTAGGTCAATATTTGCCCAACGCCCAAGCAGCCATTCTTCGGACGCAAAATAAAGAGTGTTGTCTGACTCAAAAATGACAAACTGCGCTTCTCCGGCGAGTTGCTTGAGAACATCCCAAACCGAGGTATCTGCCGAATCGGTTGAGTTTTTTGAAATAACCCTTTTGGTTGAAGTGGGCTGTCCGACAAACCGAAGGTTGTAGCGTTCTGCGATAATCGCCGCATAATCAGTAGCAGAAATGCCCCCGTAGGCTTCTGGGTTTTTATCGCGCTTCATCAACTGACACGCTTTGTTTCGGGCCTCAATCTGAACAATAAGGGATTCGCTTTCTCCCTGACTCAGATCAACTTTTGCAACTTCGTAAAAAGTGTCCTTGTAGCGAATGTCTCTGCGAATCAGGAAGTAGTTGTTTTCGTTGAAACGAGCACCTTCATCCCAGATTTCCAAGGTGAGTTGCGACACGCTGTCAAGCGTATAAGAAACGCTCATTTTGGTAATCGCCTGAGTCACTGCCGAAGCAGCAAGAATCCCCAGATCCCCAAAGTAAAGTTCGGGAACAAACACTGTTCACCTCACTCTGGCAGACCAGCAACACCATAAAAGGTTTTGGTCGCCCCATAAGGTGCCCCACCTGATGTGCTCACGCTGGATGCCTGTCGAGTTGGTGTATCGCTGTAGTCAATCGGGGGTAAAGCAATCGCTGGAATATAGGGGTTTCGATCTTCAGAAAGCGTCATCTGAACATCTGCCTGCGATGCTCGATTATCCCTATCCTTACGCTTGACGGTAACGCTAAGGTCCGTCATTCGGAAAAAGGCGAGTTTCATTCCTTCAAATGTAATCGTTGGAGCGATCGGTCGTGAAAGGTAGGCATCCATGTTGGTTACCAAAATCGGGCCGGGCAACAGTGACATCAAACGCAATAAATCCAGTTGATCCTCAATGGGTCGAGTTCCATTACTGGCCGGATCGGCAACACGAAACTCCAACTGAACTTTCATCAACTGGGGTCCAACGCTGTCAATGATCGGAAAATCTCCGGGTCGTGAAATCTCGGTGTATTGCCGTGAAAGCCCGCTGTACGAAACTTCTACGGGGGCGTAAGGAAATACAAAGGTCCGAGGAATGCCGAAGATCCCAGTGCCGTAGTGAGTCATTGACGCTTTGACTTTTGCTTGAGTTTGGATTCCAGCATCAGCAACTTGATAACGGGTAGAGGCTCGCACTTCGGGCATTATGCACGCTCCCTATTAGAACGTTCTTTGGCTTCAATCTTGGTCATCACTGCGGCAGCAATAGCGTTTACGTCTTGTCCAGCAGTGGCATTGACCGTGATGTTATAGGTTGAGCCGCCGACGGATACTGGAGCACTGGTCGCACCAACTGGCGACATGGCATCACCGACCGGGGTTTGGCCCGGAACAACGTGAAGGTGTCGACTGCCTCCTGCTCCGTGGAACTCGGCAAATCCGCCCATGCCGTTCACCATGGATGCGTAGGAGCCCAAGTTGTCGCCGGTCAGGTCATACGCGTTTCCGGTTACATGGTCAGAGTTGATTGAGCCAAGGCCCCAGTTGCGGAAGGAAGATGTGATTGTTCGCTTACCGGAGAGTTTGGAGTTGAAGAATCCATGTCGAGCCATGGTCCGGCCGAGTTGTGAAGTAACTGAATCTCCGAATGCTCGACGCGTACGAGTGTCGCCCGGTGTGGTTGGATCGCCATCTGCACCGCCAATGCCGCCGGGAGCGGTGAGGGACCCGCCTCCGGGCGTGGTGTTCCACCAAGGTGGTTGTTCACTCCACCACTTCGGTGTCGAATCAATCGCTTCTCGAAGTGCTGTTCGGATTTCTTGAGCGCTTTCTGAAAGTTTGGCTTGAATGTTTGAAGCCATGGTGTCTTCTTGCGTTTTTACAACAGCCTCAAGACCTTCGATCTTTAGGTATTTCAAGTTGGCGTCAAGTACTGACATTCCGCTTTCACCCGTCAAGCCTGCGTTCTTGATGGCATTGAAGGTGTTATTGAGCGTTGTTACCGTGGTGGTTAGTTGGTCCAACGGCATGCCTTGAAGCATTGTAAGAAGTTGACCTTGATCAACCTGAATGCCTTGAGACAGCATGTTCGCACCAAACTGCGATGCAAAAGCGGTTAGACCCTTTGTTCGTGTTTGAGTTTGATATTCGGAAATCAGCCCCTGAACATCTCCGAACTCACCCTCTTGACCAAAGAGTGGGCCAAGTGCATCTTGGAACTGTTTGCCGCCCGGACCAACCTGTTCCATGACGAACTGCAAAGCCTTGAACGGATCGTCAGGGAAGATGTTGTTTGCTTGAGACGTAAGGGTCTCTAAGAACTTGACCCTCTGTTCGCGAGTATTTCCGCCGCCTCTGAGTTCTTCCGCTGCTTGATTGAGTACTTTCTGGCCCTCGTACTTTTTGCGCTCGCGACCAAACACGTCCTCAATCACCTGAAATGCCACCTTGCGAAGGGAGGCAAGCAACTGGTCGGTAGTCATTTCCATAGCAAGGCCAAGCCTTGATACAGCGTCAGCAAGTGAGATTGACGCGTCCGAAAGATCAACGCCCATGGACGTGGCAAGTTTTTCAATCTCCTTGTCAGACATGCCGGTAGCGGTGGTCAGGGATTGGATCTTGCGCTGGTATTCGCTCATGGCATTGGTCGAGAACTCGTTTAGTGCATCTCGTTCTTGATTGAGAGCCTTGATATAAGTTCCATGATGCTCAGAGGCAAGGACGGCGTACTGCTCTTGATTGATTGTTCCTTGAGCCAAAAGGGCTTCAGCCTTGCTGATGCGATCTTTCCAGCCCATCCCATTGAACTCATCGCCCAAGGTAACGATTTCATTGATTGTCTCGTTGATGGACGTCAGTGACCTTTTTCCAGCCTCCGCGCCCTGACTGAACAACGTCGTTCCAAACTGCGTTCCCATTGCTGTTGACATTTCCCCAGCGGCGGCACGCGTCTTATCTCTCTCATCGCGATCATCAAGGTATGCGGCAATCTGACCGATAATCATGGGGATGCCAAATGTTTGTGGATTCATGCTGAGGCCCCTAACTAGGGGGTCATTCAGAACGTCAAGTCCGGGAGCGTAGTTCTGGGATCGGACATGACCAGAGATGGCTCCAATCTGTGCCGTAGCCAAAGCGGCAATCGCAGCAACTTTGGGGCCGCCAATCATTCCTATTTGACCACCGGTTTGTAAGCCACTTATCGCACCACTGAGTAGACCCTCTTGATTGAAGGGATTCTCCGGCATAAGGCTTCCAGTGAGTCCGGACATGAGTGCAAGGCCGGTAAGTCCTCCAGCAACTTTGGTTCCAGTGCTGAGGCCTCTCATCTTTAGAGCCGCGCGTTGTGCGCGTGTCAAGTTCGGAGGTGGGGGAAGTTTTCCTCCGCCAGAGGGGGCAAGAGGCAGGCCATCGGGTCCCAAAAGGGTTCCGGGGGGGTAAGCGCCACCTGCACCGGGCTGACCGGGTTTTCCACCCCTGCCGCCTCCGCCGCCCATGATAGGTCCATTGACGTAAACGGCAGTCGCCGTTACCGTCATTGTCCCAACGGCACTCATTCCGCCGGGTCGTTGAACGTTTCCGCTAGTGATTCTTTGGGCTGCACCGGTCATCCAGTCGCCAATGCCCCCACGCTGACGGTTCTTCCCTAGCCCGAAATCCTTGAGTTTACTAATCCCCATCATTGTCCCACCGGTAAGTAGGACTGCAAGCAGACCAGCCTGAGGACCGTCACCGACCAAGTTGAAAAGTTTTTCAAGAACTGTCAACAATCCACCGACGGTATTGGCAAAAGCATTGAAAAGGTTTGTAATGAACGGGAGTCCCTGAACGAATGCTTGTTTGTAGTCGTTGAAGTATCGCTGAACTTTGTCAAAAACGTTTGATAGTGCATCACCAAAGGCCAAGAACTCATCTCGATTTTCAACTGCCAGATTTGAAATGAGTTGCATTGAATCACCAAAACCCTTGAGGATGTTGATGATCACAGGACCAAAAGTGTCGGTTATGACTTTGGCGCCATCTCGCATTGGTTCAAGGAACTGACGAATCTTCATGAAGATGTCACCAACATCTCCAAAGAACCCACCAAGTTTGCCGAGCATCCCCTCGGACTGGGGTAGATACTTTTCAAATAGAGTCACAAAGATGTCTGCAAGTTTTCCGGTAACTCGCACAATGTCGTCCAGAAGTTTTCCTGAACCAAACATTGAAAGATCAGCAGAGACACGATTCAGCGTTACTCTGAAAATGGATGAAAGGTCAAACAAGGCTTGCTTGACTCCGGGTAGGAAGGTTTGACCGATGTCAGCAAAGCGACCAATCATCTCCGTGAGAAACGCCTTCAACTGACCCATTAGGGTGTCATTGATGGCCGACAGAGCGCCATCAAGTCCTGCGGTCTTTGAAAGTTCACCACTGGCCATTGCCTTCATGAGAGCATCGGCACTAGTCAGTCCACGTTTTTGCGCTTCCTCAATGGACTTCTGAAACTCTGGACCAACTTCAGCGGCAGCGCTAAGAACGTCTTCCGTGAGGGATCCACTCTTTTGAAGCAGTCCGATAAAGTTTGCAGCGGCAGTTAGGCCTTTACCCATGTCGCCGCTTGCAACTGCAAAATCTCCGATTCCCCTAAGGGCTTTGCTCAATGCTGGTGAAAACTCGGCGTTCTTGGATACAGCGGCAAAAGCGGCATTCAGGTTCTGGAAGCCAAAGGTTGCGAGTTGCTGATCACTCGTAAGCATTCTCAGGGCTGACATTGCCTGAGCGGTACCGCTGCCCAAGGCGGGCATGCTCTTGTATCGGTAAGCGACCATGGCCGCGTTGTATTCGCGTTGCGCCGCTGCCGCTGTTGCCACACCAGCCGTTACGGCAGCCGCAGCATAGGCAACTCCAGCCATGGCAAATCGGTAAAGTTTGATTGTCGCTTGACCGATTGTAAATAGACCGTTGACCGTTGCCACCGCCGCACCAAGTGCGACCATCTCAATGGTTGCGCCAATCAGAGCAAACTTCAGACCGGTTGACAAAATCCCGGCAAACCTCTTTGCGGCTTTCTGTCCAAAGTCAAGTCGCCGTGATGTTCTGTTGAGGCGATTGCTGAATCGCTCTTGAGACCTATCGTGGTCTCGAAGGGCCCTGTTGGCTCTGGTGTGAGAAGCGGTAAGTCGATCCGTTTGTTCGGCATTTGCTTCAAAACGATTGTTGACACGCTCCATGCGGCGATCAAGGACTTCAGCCTCTGCTGCGAGTTCGCGCAACTTCCTGCGGACCCGGTCAATGCCGCGTGTGTCCGCATTTATGTCAATCCTAATAACTACGCGCTCGTCAGCCATGGTTCACCTATGTTCCCACTGATAGGCATTGTAGAGGGTAGGAAGTACCCCCTAGCGCTGCCTTTCGGCTTCCTCGCGCTGACGCTGCCGGTCTTGTTCTATGACCTTGGCGCAGGCAAACCTGATCAACCAGTCATCATCGGTTGAGTCAAGGATTGAGATTGGATCCTGTCCAAACAGTTCCCCTAGCCGGGCAGCCGTTTGGATTCGGGCGTCGTCGACGAGTTCGTCTACGACTCCTTCGTAGGGTCCACTGCCTCCACATCATCGCCGTAGCCCGCTGCATCCATTACAGCCAGTGCGGCAGATTCCACATGGGGATCAATACCGAAGAAAGCCTGAACGCAGTCTGGGATCGGACGAGTTGTGCCCGTCATGTCAAGAATCTCGGGAGAAGCAAAAGTCAACGGAGCGCCGTCCTCATTGGTTGCTTCTTCGCCGTCAATGAAAATGCCGGTACAGGTATGACCCAGAACGGTGCAAGCGAACTTGGTTGGGTCAAATCCGTTCTTGGTGCCTTCTCCAGACTGGCGTCGCCATGCCCGCATTTGGTGCTGGGTGATGTTCGGGGTAACTCGAACGGTCACACCCGGACGCTCGGGAACTTCAATCTGAACCTCAGGCCGTTCAACCTTCTTGGAAAGTTCCTTGCGAAGGCGATCCAGCACGGTTGGTTCACCACTCGCAGTGGGGCGAGCGGCGGTTGAAGATTCGGATGATTCGGAACCGGTGAAGTCATAGGTGTTGGACATGTCCGTAAACCTATCACCCTAAACGCGACAAAGAGGCACATTGGGTGTGCCCCTTTGTCAAGTAAATCTATACAGGTTTTATCAGACCGTCTGGCCGGAAACCTGTGAGATTGAGAAGGTCATCGAGTAGGTTGCCGGAGCGCCAGACGACGAATCGCCTTCAGGCTCTGACAGGCCGACAAGAAGGGCCTGCGGGTAGACACGCTCGGTGCCATATACGCGCAGGTCACAGTTCAGGTCGTAGACGCTTACGTCGTAGTGAACCTGACCGACCAACTTGCGAGCAACCTTGAGAGACGGGCCATCTCGCTCCACGTCGTAATGACGAGTAACGGTGATGTCACCGATCTCTGGGGGTGCGGTGAGGACTTCGGGGAAGAGTGAACCGCCGTCGTAAACCTTCTCAACGCTGGCGGTTACTTCGCCACCCGAAACCTGAGCGAAGTACCCATCGAAACCCGGGCCGATTGGGCAACCGGGCATGCGAACGGGGGTGACCTCCGCAACTACCTGACGCTGTGAAACCTTTGCCATTACTCCTCCGCTCAGACCACAGAACTTGTGAGATTAGACTTGACGACCTCAACCTCAATGCGATCAGCCACTGAGGACACACGCACGCCAACCTTGGCTCGGACGGTGCCGTTGGCCAACTGGGTGACAGGGTTGAGAGCATCAGTAACCTCGACTGAATAGCCGGGGTCAACCTGATTTCCGTCGGTATCGAATGCCTCATAGAGACCACCGGCATTACGCAGGGGCTCCAGAAGTCCGATCAGACGGCCCTCCACTCGTCCGAACACCGTGCGGCGTCCGTCAATCGTGGAGAAGACGAGGTCCTCAAGGCGACGTTCAGCCTCGACGACGATGTAGTTCAGGGTGTCACGAGCGGTGATGTACCGGAAGTTGGTTTCATCGCCAGAGGCGGAACGAGCACCGTAGACCCGAACACCACCCTGAATGATCCGAAGAGCGTTGACGTTGTTGTCGTCAAGGTCATCTCCGGTGGTCTTGTCAATGGTGGTTGCAAGACCGGTAACAAACTTTGCCGCTGACAGCACGCCAGCACCCGCCTGCCATGGACCGACCGAGTTGTGGGCGATGGACCGCTTGGCGGCAACAAAACCCTCGGGCGAGATGGTCAGCGAAGTTCCGGCAGCGCCAGTCATCGTAATGTGGGGGAAGTAGAAGGCCGCATATTCGGCACCCTCCACGTCCGTGTAGTTCGCAACCGTGTCCTTGGCATCCGAAGCAGTGTCTGCCGGATCAAAGCCAAGAAGAGCGATTCGATTGTAAGCAACCGCATGGTCGATCAAGCCGTCATAGATGTCGGTTGAGAACTGACCCGGGATTGCTACCGCTCCAGCACCGAGTGCAGATTCAAACAGGTCAAGACCTGCAAGAAGTTGTGCGTCGGTTGGGGCAGATCCAGCAGCACCGGCTGACAAGTTTCCGCTCTGCACTGCAAGAGTTGCTGAAGCAACAACCGCAGTTGCCGAAACGTAGATGGTCGCTGCTGCTGAGTTGTTGATTGCTTCGGCAGCAGCACCGGCGTTGGCAATATTTCCGCTTGAAAACACCTGTTCGCCGTTGTAGAACAACTTGACAACCTGATTGGCACCAGTTCCGGCCGTGACCGAGACTGATACGTCATCAGACCAAGCGCCGACGTTAGCGGCAGTTACCGTAAGGGCGGTACCTCCGCCGGAAGCGGTAACAGCAAGAGAACCTGCGGTAGCGCCAGTTCCGACGACTCGTCCGATGTATGCACGAGCACCACCTTCTTCAAAGAAGGTTTGCACTTGCTGATGAAGGGTGCCAGCGGCAACATAGCCACCGTACAGAGCCTCAAACTCCGCAAGACTATTTACCAACTTTGCAACTGTGGTGGAACCGCGCTCAGCGATACCAGCAACAAAGAAAGTGGACGCAGGAGCGGTATTGGTCGTGTTGGGACCTGTCCGCACTGCTGTGGTAACGACTACGCCGGGCATCAGCCTTCCTCCAAACCTCGTTTTCGCTGTCGAGGTATGGCTAGATTACTACAGGACTCACTTGTCCCAAGCAATGAACTAGCCGACCTCATAGACCCTACTGATCTGATGGTACTAGTAGAATGCCCTTCTCAATGGCACGTCTTGGCACTCGGTCCAAAGAACTGACAACAGCCCTTTCGTAACCGGGCAAAGATTGACCTCGTGATGACGCCGTAACCGGATAAGGGTTTGGGTTGTAAACCAACATCAAAGGGCTATCCGAAGCGGGATGCGAAAAGTCGTGAATGCTTGGATCTTCCAAGGCGTAGTGGGTCGGCTTTTCAGGCGCAACTGCCTTTTTGCGTGTTGATTTCTTACGGGTTTTTGTTGGTTCAGTTTCACTCACGGTTACTCCTCCTGCTGCGCCATAAGTTGAGCCAAAGTCATTCCTTCAATGTCAAACACGTCAAGACTTCCGATATTTTGACGTGTTACTGATTCGTTTAGGGTGATGTCGTAGGCAACGTAAGCGCCCGCCAAAACCCTTTCTCCCTTGATCAAAGTCAAGTCAGAAAACTCCTCACGCATCGTTCCTTCGTCAACCCGGACCTCGCAACCTTGCGTATCTGCCGCCTGAAGAGAGGCGTGATCCAGAAGAGCCGATCTGACAACTGTTGTCATATTGTCTCTCATGAGTGTGCAGACATCGCTGCCATCCGCTTTGACCCAGACGTAAGTTCGCATGTTGTATCTGACTCGATATTCCGGATTTAGATTGAAGTCATAATCCGTGCGCGTAATGTCGGCAGTGGCAATCGCCAAAGTGATGACCGTCGGCCAGTGATCAAGAGCAACGGGCTCATACGTCAAGTAGAGCAAGGGATCTGGCAAGGAATCTTCGTCGGTCTGCCAATGGTTGCGATAGGTAATCAACCTACTAGGCAGATCTTGAGCCAGATATTCATTGACAAACTGCTTTGCCGCAGCGGCTCCCTGCATCATGGGAGTACTCGCTCTCGGATGCCCACAATGTGACGAGCGGCCTCACGGCCCAGTTCCTTGGCAAACCCCGGAGGGCTGAAAACAATCTGCCTCTTCGGCATTTTTGTAGTTCCAGATTGATGAAACTTGGCGTACTCAACCTTGGTCCCAAAGATCGCATAGGTGGGCGAGATCTCATTGGGTGAACCACGCAGACTGGTGAGAGACCGGAACAACTGTCCACTTTTGCGAAGAAGGGGCCACGCATAGTCCCTCGTTCGTGGATTCCACCCGCCCACTGGCAGGCCATTTGAAGTGAAGTTTTCGCTATTTGCTTTTTGCAGTTCACGACGAGCCCATCCGAATACAGGCCGAAAGTTTTGAGCGCGTCTATCCATGCGATTGAGCATGTCAATCGCATCGTCAATATCAACGTCAATGTTTATACGGATCATCTCTAAATCCTGATCCGTCGCCACCGTCGAACCGAACTCAGTTCTTCCGGTGTAAAGCCAGTAGTCAATGGGCCCACGTTCCGAGTTTCTAGATCCTTGAGACCGACAACATCATCGTGCATGTTCTGCATTTCCCGTGATGCTGCTCGGAGGATTAGTAATCGGAAAATCGGGATCTGGGGACCGTCAAGTCCTGCCGAGTAGGTCATTGTTACGCGATCATTGGGAATAGCCCTGTATAGATCTATCCCATAACGCTGAACAACGTAATCAGTTCCGTCTGTCAACTGCACCGATGCTCCAGTAGTACCCGTGACGTAGACGGAGGTAACTGAAATAATCGGTGACTGCCGAGCGTAAATCGTTACCGCTGGCTGAACATAGGAAGGCGGATTTCCTGTGGTGTCAAGAGTCAGGTCGTAGAGGTGGGACGAGACCAACATTGATCCCATGTCGGCAGGGACAACATGACTTTCCGTGTAGGTGTCAACCTCCATCGGCCGACGCAGGTATGACTCCAGTTCCGACTGGAGACCGCTAAGCACGAAGTCAGCAGCCCGCGTCTGGCGGTTGCTGAACTTGATGTCCATGTAGGTTTGAAGATCGTCAACGGTTACAAGCATTAGCCGTTACCCCTTTCAAGGGTCCGGCCATCAGCGGCGCCGTGCAGCACGAGTTGCACGACGTTGATTTGCCCTTTCGCGAAGACGCTCGGCCCGGCGCTCACGGTTTCTAGCCAAGCCGCGTGCCGCTGCTGCGGCAATCCGACGAAGAATGCCCGGACGTCGACCGGCAGCAGTTTGCCCACCACCCGGCCTACCCGGACGTCGTCCACCACCCGGCCTACCCGGACGTCGTCCACCCCCGGGTGTTCCCGGACGCACAGACCCGGGCACGGGAGTTCCCGGGCGGGTGCCCGGAGTAAGGGATTCGGGGATGGGAGTTTCTCTCTCGGATGGAGTGAGTTCTCGGTCTCGAAGACGTGAAGGTGTAGGCATAGCGGGATCCTCCAAGGCGCGCTTGGTCTGGAATCACGGTACCACAGGGACTAGTGAAATCCCTCTAACGCCTTCTCCTAGCGGTCGGCGTTAGGAGGCCGTTCGATTGTCATGGAGGGAATCACTGAGCCAGCAGGGGCCTCAACTGGCACCCACGCTCGCGAGTATTTATGAGTCGCAATCTTGCGAGTCTTGACTAGGCCGCCGTCAAAAAGAAGTTCGCCCTCATCGCGCGTCATGGACAGGGCCTTCATGAGCGACTGCTGGTCGTACCCTCCAGAGCGCAAAATCCGACGCAAAAGGTCAGATAGGGGCTTTGCCTGCACATGCCCCCGCCCTCGATTGAGGCGAACGTGCATCAGCATGGCGTCAACCTCATCGCAATCAACCCATAGAACCGGAACGAGCCCACGATCCCTTTCTTGGATGGTCGGCTCGTCTCCAGCAATAAGCCATCGTTCGTGTCCATCAATGATTAGACCATCATTGCTGTTGACCAGAATGGGCGAAGTCCAACCATATGCAAGCATTGACTCAATCAACACTTTACGATCAGGCTTCAGGATGTATGTGCAGCGCCAAGGGGACGGATCGATTGATCCGCCGGGGACATGTTCAATGTTCATCGAAGATCATCCTGTAGGTCTAGGGAGTTTGCTTCTGCTTCGGCTTGAGCAGCAGCCATTCGTACTGCGTGAGCGCGCGTTTTCGGACCAACCGGATTGACTGATGTGACATTGAACTCATTCAAAATGAGATTTCGCACCAGCCATTCAATCGGGTACGAGAATGGATCTTTCTTGTGCTTGGCTCGGAACTCCGCAGCAAACGCCATTGCCCGACGCTTGATGCCTTCTGTAAGCATGTTCTGCTCAATGCACATCGTTACGCCCGGCCATCCAAGCGCTGCGTATCCGCTGATCAACCCTTCAACGTCAAACTCCGGATACCAGCGACGCTGAGCATCAATCTGCGGAAAGCATTCGTAGAGTCGGTCGTAGAACTCTGGCTCGGTCGCCACGACGTCGCCAATCCGCCGAATCGCAACTGCGTGCAATGGAATCCCAACACGAGTGTTTGATCCAGTGATTGCAGCAAGGTCGTAATAATCACAAAGTTTTGCACCGTGCTCTTCGGTCACAAACTTGATTACGTCATCCGTTGTCCAGTCATAGATCACCTTGGCGAAACGCAAGGGAATAGACTTTTTCATTCGGAATGGGACGACAATGTAGTTCTCATGCAACTTCTGCACACACGACCGATAACGAATCATTGACTCGTTGGCCCGTACGCCAGTGATGAAAGCAACCCGACCAGTCTTTCCCTGCATCGTGTAATAGTCAACTGACTCGGGTATCGACTCGTATGGAGAAAGTCCAAAGTTTTCTGCTCGGATTCCCCAAGGCGGCATTTCGCGAACAAGCCGTCCTTGCTCTGCGCGAAATCCCGACCACATCAGAACATACTCGCGTCGGCCAAGAACCCAAATCTCCTGCCCTTGCGGCAAGCAGTACCACTCCATGTCTACCCAGTCATAGTTGCGAACCTCTTCAACGAAGCGGACAACGGCCGGACTGACCATCTCTTCGTCACGGAAGATCACCTTCACTGGCCCAAGTCCACGTTCCTCGTGGATCTCCTTGGCAAGGTAGAGGACGGCAGTTGAGTCCTTTCCACCTGAGAACTGAACACAAACTGTGTCAAACGTGTCGTAGACGTGTCGCATTCGTTCACGCGCTGCATCGACACATGAGGTGTCAAGGAACATTCGTTGTCGGGTCATCGTCCGACCGCCTTGCGAAGTGCATCTCCGGCCTCTTTGAAAACTGACTCAAGCGCTCCGATAGCGTCCCAATCACCTAAATCCCAAACGTAATCTAGCGAGTTGTCTATTTCGGCCCAAGTGATAATGAGGTTACGCAGTCGTTCAATCTCATCCGCCGCTTGATGTTGCAACCAGCAATCGGTGTGACCGTGGTCTTCCTCGGGAGCCTCTGCCGTCCATGGCAGTCCGGCTGGGCAGGCACGCTCGCGAAGCGCTGAAACGATGTCAAAGTCGCTTGATTCAGGGGCAGTAGTCACGGGCAAGAACTCCTAGTAGATCACGCACTACGTTTTCGGGCATTACGGAAACAATCTCTGCTTTGGTGAGGGAATCACCGATGTTTGTAAGGTTGATTTTTTGTGTAAAAAAAATCAGGCTGCTTAGAGTGTGAAGATCATGCTCAACTTCTTTGAGCACACCGGCCATGTGTTGGCTGTAAGTCCACATTGTTGCGATGTCGGCAGTACGCAAAATCTCGATTACATCATGGATATTTTCTGGATCACTCATTAGAACTCCACATGTGATTCAAGGAAATACAGCAACCGTTGTGCGGTTGTGTCTCCGTCCGTGCCTGCGTCGTTTCGCAGCCATCGCAGAAAGTCGTACCACCGACGCTGCTGTTCAGCATCGTCAAACACAAGCATGTACTGCACTACTGCTTTTGCGCCCGCAGCACCTACCGAGGTTGAACCCCGAGTAATCGCTTCATGCCTGTCGATTGAGGAAGGAGCGATTATTTCTTCCTTGGTGTCGGATTTGCTCAACGAGGGAATGGATGCTGTTTGAGTAATGGGCGTCGGGTCACCGGGTTGCGTAATCATTACGGGAGCGACATAGCCACTTGGCGAAGATCCGATCTCGTTCAGGTAGTCCACCTGCTCGTCCATCGCAGCCATTTGAAACTCATCCCAGCCGAGAGCATCAAACATCTCTGGGAACTCTTCAGAAACAGAAACGATGGTTTCATGAAGTAGGACGGGATCGTTTCGCCCAAGTTCAGTTGTCCGGTTGTCGGCTAAGGCAAATGCAATCGCCTCCCTGCGCGTACCCTTGAAGTTGATAGCCGCAATGTGGGTCCAACCAAGTCGTCGGGCTGCTTCGGCGGAGTGGTTACCAGCAATAATCGTTGGGGTTGAACCCTTCTTTTCCGCGTGGATAACAATCGGCTTGACCTGTCCAAACTGCGAGTAAGAGGCCATGATTGCCTCAACATCACCCTCGTGAGGATTGGCTTCCCATGGTTCAATCTCGTCCAGCGAGACTGCAAGGCTCTCGATTTGAGTGTGGATGCTGTGCTTCATGATGGGCCAACCATTGCTCGAACATTTGCATTTAGGGTCCGGAGGGCGTCAATGCTTGTACGCAGTGATGAAAGTTTTTCGCGTTTTGCTTTCATTAGAGCCTCAGCGATCTTGTGGTCGTACGACATGTCGGCCAACTTGTAGTCAGCCCACGCCTCGCGTTCTTTGATTGACCCCTTTGCCGAAAGGTATTCCTTGGCCCAGTTGGCCTTGTGCTGAGCATCCTTTTTTGCGGCATCTTCCGCTAGACGCTCAAAGGCTTCTGTTTCCTCTTCAAGCATGTCGGTAAGCCGTAGTAGTTCGGACTCAATCTCAACCTGAGAGATGGGTTCAGATCGTCGGTAGTTCATGTCACCTCAGATGTAGTAGGGGAATATCTAGGAACAATAGCGGTGAAAGGTTGACCAGTCCACCTTATCCAAAGCGCTGCGATTGATCTGGGGCCAGTCGAATCGTTCAAGACCGAAATAACAACGCCCCATCTCTTCAAGGATCCAAGCGTCGCACATGTCGTCAGCACCCTTGCCAGACCAAACAATGCCAGTCCGTGCAGAGATGGCTGAAACAACTTCATTCTTTGCGGCATTGCCTTTGCCGGTCGCAAACTTTGCCCTACAGGTCGGAGGTATCTCAACATATGGGATATCCAGTTCCCATAGATTCAAACGAATAACTCCCCCGAGTTCACCGATCGCATGGGCCTGCGAGTTGCGAGAACCGAAGGAGTAGCCCTCTATGCAAACAGCAGGACTGTGTAATGGCATTACACGAAGCATCACTTCTCGTGCAATAGAACGCAACCGTTCTACGCCTTTTACGGACGTGTTGATCGTCATTGCCTGACCGTCTACACATAGACCCGTTGAGGTGAGAGATAAATCTAAACCGACAACATTTGGTTCAGTCATGGCTGACTCCATCCGGGCTCGGCCAGTCCTAGATCAAATGCCAACTGTGGGTAGTTTCCGATTCGCCTATGGCAGGGTCGGCAAACAACGAGCAAGTTGGATTCATCCAGAATCGAACCACCCTGTGAGCGGCGAACCTTTTCGTGGACGTCATGACCGGGGTTTCTGCTGTAAGTGACTTTTTCGTCATGTTTGGCAAATACCGGACACGCCTCACACCACGGCCGCTCCTCTAGTAGGCGCTTCACTAGTGGGCGCCGAAGCCTGTACTCGGCCTCTTTCTTGTCTGATCGGTACTTCATGTCAGGGAGGAGTAGAAGTCACTCCACAACTTTGCGCCGTGTCGAATGTCAAACATGTCCACCCGCTCCCTGACCAGCAAAGCCTCTTTTTGCCTCTCAAGCGGATCGCGCAAAGATTCAATCTGATTCATCCAATGGCGAGGCTTCTTTGCAATGCGTCCAATACCTGCTTTGTTCAAAGATCGGTACTCATCTAAGTCCGACGCTATGAAGGGAACACCGGCGGACGCATATTCCAATCCCTTGATTGCACTTTTTGCCCGATTGAACGGAACATCAGAAAGCGGAACCAATCCAATGTCAAAAGTGAACAGGTCTGGATACTTTGATGGTTCGGCCATCGGTAGGGTAGAGACACTTTCGGTTGAAACCCTAACTATTTCGGCAAATGGCCTATGCTGCTCCACATGTCCTGAGTGATGAAGGCGGATCTTTCCGGAATCAAGCATGCTGCTGAGCACGCCGATCAAAATCTCCAAATCCCCAGACCTGTGAGCGGTTGATCCAACCCATCCCACAGTCGGCACGTCTGAGTCGGTGGGTTCTCGTGGAGTGAACTTGTGTACATCCACAAAGTTCGGGATGACCTCGATTGGGCAGCGAACAAACCGACTAACCCGATCAGCGAGATAAGGCGTAGAAACCGTAACGACGTCGGAGCGAGAAAGGGTTTTTTTGTAGTGATTGACATTCTCACCCGGACTGTTCTTCGGATGAGACGCAGCCCAAGCGCCATTACTGGTTGAAAGCCCCCAGTACCAATCGTCTAAATCGTTGACGATGATTTGCCCGTTTGCCTGAGCCTCCTTGATTCGCTCGGGAACGTCTTCAAACATCACTCGTTGCATCACGATGATGTCGCAATCCCAGTGCATTTTCATGTCCCAATCTCGAACACCGAAAATGCCGTTTTGGAAAATGAGAATCCCGACTACCTCAACCTCATCAACCCGATTGACGTATTGACCCAATCGTGCCCATCCAGCACCACCCATTACGGGATGGCCATTCTCATCTGTGATGGTTTGAGACCAATCTGTACTAGCGAGACCGACCTTCATTATTCGAGATCCACCGAGACGATCTCCCCAAACTCCCATTTTCCATCTAACGCCGCCCATAGGGCGCGATCAATCGGAGTCGGTTCTACGTCAAGTTCGTCCATAAGGGAACGATGCTTTTCGATTGACTTCCGCAAAAAATCAACAGTCTTCAATCGCTCGTCAACGGCATCAGACCCAAGCGCAATCATTCGTGTCACTTCGTCCAGACGAGCGTCCACATGGAACTTGAACCGTGAAATCTTCTTGCGCCGAGTTTCGTATTCGGCAAGGGATTCAGCAAGCAGTTTCAGACCAGCCTCGCCAAGTTCCCTATACCGCTCGGTGTCTTGTTCCTCCTGCTTGGACAAAACCTCCAACTGATTGGTCAGGTTTTCTCCAAGAGTGATTAGCGCTCGCTGCCAACGAGTCCAGTTTTCCGGAAGACGCAAATACTCTTTTTGCTCATCCGTGACTCGATTTTTCACTTCTTCAGCAACTAGCCGTGCGAAAGTTTCATCTAGCATTTTTTACGATTGATCCTTAGTAGGTCCGTAGACACGGTTGGAATCTTATACCCAAGCCGGACAGAAGGGTTTATAGGAACACCATCCACATAGGGTGTGTTTGATCGCAGGGAACTCTCCGGTCTCGCAGCATTCCTCAACTTGTTCACGAACCATTGAGACCTCTTTGGCCACAACCTTCAATATGTTGGGCAGTACTTCCCGCTTGAGCCTTACCCCATCCTTGAGGTAAAGCAGTTCTACTTCACTAACCTCAGCCTTCTCAATCTGTCCAAGCAGATGGGCGTAGATGTACAACTGTTGAAACTTGTCACCCTCGTATGAGGGTTTAGGGGTTTTACCGGTCTTGTAATCACCGATGAGGATCGTTCCGTCCTCCCTGTATGACCAGCGGTCAATGAAACCTTTCATCATGACCCCGTCAATGTCAGTGTTCACAAGGGTCTCAATACCATCAAGGCTGATCTCGGTGGGATCCTCCATTGCAAAGTAGTTCTCTAAGCACCACCACGCCTTCCACCTCATTTCGTGCATGGCTTGAGCGTTGCCATTTGTTACGGCTGCGGCTTCCGCTTCCCACTTGTCGGCCCAAAGTTGCCGGAGGATCGTCTTGCAGTGGGTCAATGTTCGATTCTCGGGATCGCACTGGAAAAGCATCTCCAATGCGTCGTGAACGAAGTTGCCTAAAACCGTTGCTTCGGTCGGTGGATCAACAATCTTGTCAATGCGGGAGTACTTGAACTTCAGGGGGCACTGCTGCCAAGTTGCAATCGAAGACGGCGACAGGTAAGGAGGTGGCTCAATGCCGCTCTCAACTTCGGGAAGTTGTGGCTCAGGAGGGTTCACCTTCAACGAAATCACCACCCATGGTGAGACGAACGCACTCGCCAAGAATCGCCTCAAGGTCTTCGATTGTCGCTGTCTTCATGGTCGGCTTCGGACGCCCACCGCTGTAGGTGGTCCAGAACTCCTCCAAGGCGTCCTTTGAGGCATCGTCCATACCGGACTTGAACTCCTTGATCCGGGTGAAAGCGTTTTTGATTTCAGAGTCAACTTCAGGGGGAGCAGGGGGAGCAGTAAGCGCCTCTTCGGCACCTAGCGCCTCATCAGTTCGAGCAAGATACAAACCGACTCCAAACTTCTGACATGCCTTTTTGAAAGCGTCAGACTCTGCACCCTTGAACTCGTCACCGAGATCAACAATGTCGCCGGTTTTCATTGTCTTGATCTGCTGACCACCCCAACCATCACGATGAACGGTTGATCCGTCAATGTTTGCTGTCACGCGAACATGCGCAATAACCCAATCTGGATTTGCGTTATCCCTGTAACAGGCGAGAGTTTCAGAAGACCAGTTTTCAATCCCAATGACTCGATTCATTCGAGCAATGACTTCCGAAACGGGAATGTAGGTGAGGTTTGTCCCACCCTTCCGACGTGACCGCTCAACTTCACGGGGGAACGGTTCTGAAAGCAGGTTGTAGATGTCACTAGTACTCACGATGCACTTCCCTTCCTAACAATGATTGATGGCTTGCTTTCTCCAACTTCACAATAAAGATCAGCATTTACGCCAATCCGTTGGAGTTCCTTGATCCGCCAGTAGGACGGCTGAATGAAATCAAAAACCTGCTGAATCATTTCCTTCGGGGTTGCAAGTACTTCGCCAGTATCCATGTCGATGGACATGTCCACAATGCGATTGGCAACCTCTGAGCCCAAATCTTTGTGACGCCATCCGGTTCGACTGGCTGCCCACTTTTTTTCAACCTTGGCACCATCCGCCAAAATGACTTCCGGGTTTTGATCCATCACCTCTGAAACGAACTGAGAAAGGCCTTCATAGATCATGGCCAGTTCGGCCTTCGCTCGATTCAGGCCTACAAGAGCAGCACAGGCCTCATCAACAGTGGGGGGTTCACCACTGCGAAACTGAGTTACGGATGTGTCAAGTTCCAGTAGTGCGGAACGTAGTTTTGAAACCCAATCGGGCTCTGAATCTGACATAGCAAGTACTCCTTGCAGTTACTAGTAGGCGTAGCGGATGCTTCAGACGATGATAGAGGCTCTTTTCCGCTGTGGCAAGCCCAACCCGGTCAGGTGAGTGAACGCCCCCACGGCAGAGTCAACTTGATCATCGTGATTACAGGCTTCAGGGAATGAGGAAAACTCATCCATCCAATCAGACAACCACGCCGATCTAACCAGTCGAACATTCCCATTCGCCACAGCAGCAGCAAAGGGTCGAGCCCTTGTGACTTTGTCACCCGTAGAGCGGATGCCCATGAAGTCGTAGCCCGGCAAGACGTATCTTGCGTACTGGTCGATTAGGGCCTTACCTGAGGAACCGGGCTCCTGCTCCATCCTGATGGTGACCCCATGGCCATCCTCTGCGGCCGTTTGGGCAATGAGGGCCTCAACCTTCTCGCCCTTTACGCGAGCCTTTTTGACGTCAAGAATGTACGCGATTCCTTGATCTAAAACCATCAGGGTTCCGACGGTCCAGTC